GTTTGGTTTGTGCACTAGGTTTAATCTCAACAATATACTTCTTTATACCTGTAGCCTCTTTTATAGCAATAATACCATCTGTATAATAACGATGTACCTTATTGTCAACCGGGCTTACGTAAGGTATAATTACAGCTTCAGATGCCCATTCAACCACGTTGACATTATCATCACAAAAACGAAAAAACTTTAACTCCCATCCTGAACGATAAACAGGCTGCTCCTTGCCGATATATTTTGAAGGGTTCTTTGGCTTAAACGTACCTTGTTTAAACTTTCCTTTACCGTTAAGCGGAATTGCCATTATCCAATAAAGAATTGAGGAGGTGCACCATCACCCATACCTGTAGCAGCACCGGTGTATAGCTGTTGCTCCAAGGTGTCCTTCTCTTTTAATCCTTGACTCAATAAATCGTTGAAATTAATTTGACCACCACCGAACATGGTTGTCCCTGTGTATTTACCACGAACATTACCAACGGCGATTTTCGATAGAGCTAATGCGTATTGATAAACCCATTGCTCTTTTATGAGATCACGTAATGGACGTTCAACATAGCATGACATGACGCCCCAGAATCTACTCCCTGAACCTGGTGTACGTGGTGGCGGGTAGAAAACTAAAAGTTGTGTACGTGGGTCAAAGACAAATGCACGTCTTGTAGCTAACATCTTTTCACGAACACCTAACCAGTTCTTCAATGTATACCAACTGATAAGATCAAAGCCATAATTACCCATCGAATAACTAAAGTAAGTTTGCTGTGCTAGAGTTTGTTCAATTGTAAAGAGTGTATTAACACCATCGGAAGAACCTTCTTCAAAGTTGGAAACATCAATAACTTTTCTATACGACATTACATCGTAGTCGAAACTATTAACAAATTGTGACTGATCATCACTCGAAGGTGTGAACAGATTTGCAACCGAACTATTAAAATTAATTACACTCAAATAATTTGTCGTCGTTAAAATTTGATTTGCAAATATGCCTGTAGCGTACGTTGATGACAAAGTAGGTGATGTACTGAAGAAACTTCCCGGGATAGTTGAGTTACAAGCATATACTGTTGTAGTTGGTTTGTCTATTCTACTAAACTCAGGTGTAATACTAAACAAATCATCTAGCTTTATACCTACACCGTCTTTATATAAGTCGGAATTAAAAACGAGATATTCCTCAGTATAACCTGCATACTTTGCAAACATTTCACAAGCTATGGAAATAAATTCAAATAATTGATCTTGGTGAATTTCAATATTCACCATTGGTGCACCAAGTGAACGTGTAATTCTATCACCTAGTCTCGAAAAAGAATTTATTTTACTAGATAAATTTGTGCTTTGAAAAGCTGAAATCGGTGTAATAGCTGAACAATCCATATAGATTATTTAAGCTTATGCAGGTGGTGCTTCACCGCCACCAGCTGCTGGAGGTGCTTCTGCACCCGGGGCCCCGGCTTCAGCTCCTGGTGCCGTCTCAGTAGGTGCAGGGCCGAATGCTGGTGGTGTTCCTGCAGGAGCTCCTCCACCGCCTCCGCCACCTAATTCTCCAGGCGCACCGCCTGCGCCACCTGTTAATTCACCCATCTCACGCCAATCAGGTCCATTACTCTCAATTTGAGCAAGCTCCCACATGAGTTCCTTATCCTTACGTAAGAACTCACGGTTGGCCATAACATCTGTATCATTCCATCCAAGATAGCGCTTCTGTGCATACGTCTTGGATACAAAATCACTTTGTGTAATATTATTAAAGTTTTCAGCTTTAAGTTGAAATTTCTGATTTTCTCTTAACTCGTAGAAGTTAGTCGGGACATTAAAGTGAAGATCGATATTTGAGTCCTTGAGCTTCATTTCATCAAATAATCCCTTAAGTTTGATATGAGTTAAAAATCCATTTTTTAAACCACCAGCAAAACGCTGCTGCTGACGAATGATAAATCTTGCAAATTTTAATTCCTCCCGAAGAATATCTGTACCATCTTTATATGTATCATCAGGATTGAGTCTATTAGAAGGTACTTTAAGTGACTTATAAAGTTTCTTCACGAAGTACATTAAGTCAGTTAATTCACCGAGATTAGCACCACCAGGGAGTTGAGTGACTGTAGTGCCTTCAGAACCTGCGCGCTTAGCAAACCAGAAACTATCTAACATTGACTGCGGATTAAACTGTTGAACAGTAGCACCTTGATTGGCATCGTAATTGCGTTTTGACCAGTAATTGGTCATAAGCTTACGGAGATAAGCCTCAGCCTTTGGTCCGTTCATACTACCAACATCAACGTTGAATACAAGACGTTCAGGAGCACGTACAAGACGATAGATAACAATGGCGTCCTCAATGAGACTCAATTGACGGTAAGCTCTACGTGCATTCTCAATAAATGGTAAACGAAGAGTTTTATTTTCGTTCCAAATACCGGAGTTAATATACGTTACCTGATTAATATCCATTGGGATAAGTTCAGTCTTTGCGATCTTACCAGGATTCTTTGCATCAAAAACAGGCTTACGTAAGAGATATCCCTTAACGATCATGTTTTGCACATTTTCAAAAATTGGATCAATTACATCAGAAGGAATTGTCACTACACCTAAGATACCCTCCTTAGGGTATTTCTTATGAATAACATGCTCCCAGAATAACTCTGCATCAACGAGAAGTTGACGAATATATTCCCAACCACGATTTTCAAAATCAAAGTAACCTATATATTTTTGAAATTCACGCTTTAATTTTGTTTTTTGTGAATCAGATAAGTCGACATCCACAAATCGTAATTTTACGATTTCACCGTGTTCATCCTTGTTAATAAATTCATCACAAATTTCATCCAATGCATCAGCAACTTCAGAGAAAGCTGCCATAACACGGTAATCCATTAATCTACGACCTTTATCCGGTTGGATATTGGCGTACATGAAATCATGATAATCTTTATTTTGGAGAATATTTGCGTACTGATCGTCTGTCGTTGATATTGAAGAAGATACAGACTGACGAACAAGAGCGCCTTGTTTATCTGATCCCTTTTGATAGAAAAGAGAATACTTCGGATTTAATTCGTTAATTTTATCCGCAGCATTGTATGTTTGATAGGGAAGTTTAGCTGAAACATACTTCATCAACTCTCTTCCAAATGTACTCTCTCTATTTTGATCCATGGGTTATATTTTATTTATAAAAAATTTAGGTTAATGCTATCTGTATAGCAGAAGTAAATAAACTCAAACCTTTTGTGAGTTCATAGCTAATAATATTCTGCATAATACCATCATCATTACTCCACTGACTATACGAGTCTTGACTTGATAATAATGTTGTTTGTGTATCTGACCAATTTATAATATTGTCGTAAACTGTTCCGTTTTGCGTATTATTATACGTATAGAACTTATAGTAGTTAGAAATGTTAGTACCTGTAACACTATTAGGTGTTATGAGTCCCCAGCCCCAATCAGGTGTATATGTTGAGAGCGGAGCATAGAAAACATTGTTAGATGATAGATGAGATATGTAATTGCTACTAATATTATTAACAAGTGTGTAATTACCAGAAAATGTTTCGTATGCTACAACTGGTTGACCAGCAAATACAATACCTGAAAGTACACTTATTTGTGTACCGAGATTTGGACCGATAGAACGATCTGTATATAGCTGTATGTTATTATTAAAATTTCTATTATAGGTATTTGGTGTGCCTCTAAGTTTTTGTTGTTTGATAGATAATATATCAACTAAGCGTCGTAACTGAGGTGGGTAGCTATAATTATATTGTTCAAATTGTATTGATAATTCGTTACAAAACGACAATAGAGCATCAACATTAGATGTATCGATATCTGCTCTATTGCTTACAAAGTTTGCAATTTTCTCGTATACGGTTTTACCTAGCTCGTATGGATACGCATTTGCATCGCCGACAATAGTACCGAGAAAACTTGTAAAGAAATTATCGTAGTTTAATAATGGTTCTTGAAAGCGTAATGATTTATAGAATCCTGCAGCATCCCAATTTTCATTTACTTTAGCAATGTTAAATTGACCTGCTGTTGTATATATACTAAATGTATTAGATATACCTGTAAGTGTTGTAGCATTACCAGATAATGGGTCAACTACAACAAGTGACGCTGTTAAAGCACAACTTAATGCAGTACTCTGTGATGTAAAATATCCCTTGTAAAAGCTACCCAATTGTTGCACAGCTCCGGGTGTTACGAAGTCTTCTACAAAAGTAACACCTGGTAGCGGGTGTGTATTACCGTTTTGATCGTAATATATTATACCTGTCTGCACGTTATTAGCTGTTAGACCAATTGCGTTTGTATTAGCAGTTGAAGAAGATAACGGCGGATAAAATTTTGTTGTAAAGTTATTAGCATCCTTAAGGGTTATAACATATGGAATTTGTGTGTTTTGCCAACAAATGCTTGGTATATTAAAAATAGATGAAACGGAATTAGCTAATGTACCTTCACCGGTAATACCTGTTGTTGATATTGCAAGCTGTGTAGCTGGTGAGTAGTATGAAGATCCGCGTAAAACTTCAAAAACTGCTGGTGCTAAATTTTGATAGCCTATTGCCGGGTAATCGACGTAGTCATATAGGTTTGTACGCTGAGTAAAGGAGTCATTAAATTTAGATGAGTCTATAGTTGCAAAAAGAAAAATAGGTGAACCACTTAAAGTGATAATATCTTTAATAGAGTCATCTGAATAATAAATTTGACAGTAACCAGAAGTACCAGCAATTGTTGCGCCTGGGTCATTTGGACCACAAGTTTGCAGTTGGTTGTTCTGAATGTTAGCGTATATTACTGTTTGTATTGTCGATAAAGAATCAACATTTACATACTGTACAGTGTTAAATGAGTCCTCAATAGCAAAAAATTGATTGAGTGTTCGTAAGTGTGACCACTTATTACTGTAGTAATCTACGGCTGTTATATAATCACCACCTGCACCTGAGGCATAAAAATTAATAGTATAACCTGTAGCACTTAAAGCAGGGTATGACTGCCAGCTATTAAACGTATTAACGGTAAATGGTCCCATTATTTTAGCACTGAGCACCTGTGCACTCAAGCTAACAGATTGTGCACTTAAAGAGCTTAGAGGGTAGTTTTGCCAAGTTAGAGTAGTTGGCACAAAGTCATAAACATTTATTGTAGGGTTATATGAACTATCATATGCATTGCCATTACCGTCATAAATCGTTAATGTGACGTTATAGCTACCAGGCCATTGATACACATGACTTGCAGTAAGACCAGTAGAGAATGACCCGTCTCCAAAGTCCCAATGTATGAGAGTATTAGAAATACTTTGTGCTGAAGAAAGAAGTGTGGATGTTGAAAAGTTGGGTATAAAATTAAGTGGTGTAATATCTAAGGTATACGTGCTAAGAGCTGTGTTACCTGTATAGTCATAGATATTAAACTGTACATTATTATACTGTATGTTATACGACATTTTATGCTGTTACGAGTGATTGAATTGTAGGGGTAACGACGGATATTTTATTAATAAAATTTGCAGCGTTATTTAAGTATGGAAATTTAAAATATGGTAACTGCGTGTCTTGATTAATAATAGTAATATCGTTGTAAGGATATACAGGGTTGTATACAACAAAATTAATACCAGGAACACTGTATGTAGTTCCATCTGATAATGTTGTAACTGTTTGTATATTTGTAATACCACCAAGCTGTAAAATTTGACTTGTTAAATTATTGATACTGAGCAACAAACCAAGATTGTCATTTGTGGTAGCAAAATATTTTGTAATTATATTCGATACTTGAAGTGCGAGTGTTTTTGCGTTTTGCTTAGCTGTCGGAGATCTTGTGATTACAAGTTTTGTTGTTTGTGCAATCGACGGTGTGAGTGTTTGATTGGGTACATTTACACCTAATATAGTTATTTCAGGTTCAACAGAACATACAACAGTAACACCAATACAAGCTCCATATCAAAATTGGAATTTATATTTAACGTATGTTTATGATCAAGATAGTTC